CTAACGTAAGTTGCGTCGTCGGGTCGAGAAGCTCAAAGACTTTCTTTTTTGATTCTTTAATAAAAGAGACAGCTGATGTAGCATCTTCGGGATAAAGCAAATCACCTCGTCTTAACCTTTCCCAGTTTTGTACTGCTTTTACTTTCTTTTCAGAAATTGACGGTGTTCCTTTTCTTTCAAAGTATACACCAAGACCCCGACAATGTGCATCTATTTCATTTAATAAATAGTTAGAACGAGATAAGATTAACCACTCACCAGATGAGAGGTCTACATGCTCGAAACTTGCTTCGCTGATAACCTTGCCTTCCTCATGCCTAGCATTCCAAGTTTTATCTGTGCGTGTCTTGACACGGCGTATTATGGAATCAGCTATCCTATGAACGCTTCTGGGGATACGATAACTTTGATCCAAGATACGAGCGTTTTCTTTACTGATAGAAACAAGGTGTTCCACGTCTGCCCCTGCCCATCTAAAAATAGCTTGATCATCATCGCCAGCGATATAGACACGCTCAGAGTTTTCTGCAAGCAGTTCTACTAACCGCCACTGTAATGGACTAAGGTCTTGAGCTTCATCAACAAACATTACATCTAATTTAGGTGCAAGTTGTTTGCGAACACATAAATCTAACATATCTGTAAAATCATGTAGACCCCGTGCTTCTTTAAAATGAGCTAGTCCTTTTTGAAAACGTTCTAAAGCAAACCAATCTATATCTTCATCGTAATGTTCATGCCACTGTTCTCTTAACGAAACACAACGAAGTCTTGATAGACCTTCAATAAAACTAAGTCTATCATCTTTTGATAATAACGATACAGCCCCTTCCTCCAAAGATACTGTGGAAGATAAACGCAAACCCATAATGTCGTTAAACTCTTTTATAGATGCGCCGTTAAGAACAGAAGAACGTGATAACCCCAGCATTCGGTGGCATAAAGAGTGTAACGTTCTAAAATTTGGAACTTCTTTTTCGTGTAAACCGAATCGTTCCATCGTACGATCTCGGCCTTCTTCAGATGCCTTTTTAGTAAATGCGAAATAACCTATACGATCAGGCGGTGTACCACGTTCCATTTCCATTTCTATCAAATTTAAAATAGTTGTAGTCTTGCCCGTTCCTGGTGGACCAAGAATAATTGACCATGTGCTTGGGTCTCTAGACATTAAAACGGCTCATCTTTCATATCTGGAAGGTCGTAACCGCTGTCCTGAGAAGCAAACTCAGGAACATACCAAACAGTTACGCCTTTATTTTTAATATGAAAAAAGTGATGATCGCCGCCCATCTCTCGTAACCTAGCGGCAATGTGGTTTCTCCCATACTCTCTAAACTGTTGCCTACTAAAATACTCAAGTAAATCCTTTAACCTAAAATATGTTTTGTCGTCCTCTGTCCATGGTTTACCTAAAAGTATCTCGTCTCGGTTTTGAGCTTGAGCTCGCTCAGTACAAAATGCTTCTAAAAGTTCTTCGAACTGACCCTCTACTGAGACATCTTTTGGTACTTCAATAATTGACACAGCGTCTAATAGCTGTTGAATAATATTTCGCCAACTGTTTTGTCTTTGGCTTGGTGGCATAAAATTAAGGGCATCCATACACCGTCTTTGGAACTTAGTTTGATTTTGTAATTCTTCGGTAGTCAACTCTATACGGTGTCCTTCAACATCTAAAAACCATATTGGTGGAGTAGAGTCCTGCTTTTGTAGATTACCGAACTGTGGCATACCGCCTGACGAACCGACTCCAAAATCACAGGTGCGACAAATAGACGAATTACAAAACGCGGCAATAGGTTGGTCATTACATTTATATTGGTAATCTTTATTATTCAAAGCACGGATAACGGTCAATACTTCTTGCGCACCTAGCGGTGGTTTCATATATTTGAAGTTAAATTCTTCAACCTTGCGCTCCCAACTATCTTGAAACTTTTTACGAGCAAATACCCCTAAATCAAACAATCCGTTATTTCGTGTGCCTTCAGGAAACCCCATCGCGCATAACGAACGTAAACAAGGTGGCGAACCTTCTAGATCAGGATCAGACTCTGCTGTATTAATCGCTTTAGCTGTAAGGTTTTCTAGTTCGCGTTTTGTTATCTGTTTAGATTTACAATGTGCTATAAACTCTTGTAAGTCAAGGATACCTTCACCATTGTCGTTGTGGCAATAACGTGTAGATGTTTCGCCCCCGAAGTATGGCATATTTAAAATATTACCACGATCCCCTTTTTCTAACAGTAGTTTTGTTTGTTTAGGAAATATTTCAGCAGTGCCGTAACCAAGCGCAGACGCAATTTCTTTTAGTTTGCCTTGCATAACTGCGGCAGGAACAGGCTCAGATACGAAACAATAAACGTGCGCACCACCTGATTTAGATCGGCCTACTACAAAAGGTAGTTCATTACGTTTTACTAAACGTTCAACTAAATCATCATGTTTAAGTGGGTATGTATCAATGTCAATAGCCCCCCACAAGCAAGAATTATCTTCTCTAATGGGTACGATGCCAAGACTTTCAACGCCACGTAAATGGTTATCCCAAAGTTCAATAAGACGATCATCGTCAATATCTTCAGATACAACCCTATATTGTCCTTTTTGTTTTCCTGGACCGTTATCTTCATTTGGTCGGTAACTTCCATAAGCTAATCGCAATCCTGAAAATAATTCAGCGAAATCTTTAGACGACATTTCCTATCCTTTCTGATGGTAAGGAAAGGGGGCAGTAATACACCGCCCCCTCGATTTATATTTAGAAAGGAGCAGATTCGTCTGTATCTGCTACAGTACCGTCTGCATCAGGGTTTTTAGCTTGTACATCCCCAGACTTAATCATTTTAAGGAAGTTAGCACCTTCAAGAATCATAGCCTTATTACTAGCCTGACCTTCTAAGCCGATAGACCAACCGTACCAAGAACCACGATCGTTTTGCTCAGCTACCGTTTTAAGACGATATTTAAACAAGAACATAGGTGCTTCGACCATATCTCCTGCTGAGTTTTGCACCCTTCGCTGTTTCATCTGACTAACCCACTTACGAGCTTTTGTAAGCTGAGTAGACGTCATAGCGATAACTGCTTGTGTCCATGCAGTTTCGTCTTCGTTACAAACCATAACGTAAAACTGTGCTGTTTCTGCGATATAGTTTTGATTAGGAAGAACGAACTGGCCTCTATCATTCTTAGTACACTGAGCAAGAATGTCACGACTTTCGTGTGCGTTGATAAGACCTCCGCCCGTTTCACGTGGAGCCCACTCAAGGTACTTTTTATTGTAGTAACAAGGAACTACGATTAGCCCTTCGTCACCATCGGTTGCATCGCCAGTAACAGTATTATAGATATTACCTTGCTCTGCGCCTTTGATATATTTACCGTCGTTTTTGTTTAGCTGTGGGCTGAGAGCCTGAAGCATCTGAAGAAACGGAATGGCAAAATCGTCAGAGGATGTATCCTCCAGACCTGTACCAAGAGTAAGCAGATCGTCATCGACTACTGCGACTGCGGATGATTGCTGTTGAACAGCGACTTCTTTTGTAGCCATACTGGCCTCCTATTTAGAGATTTTAGTTTTGAACCCAGAGTACAAACCAAACAGATTTGTTGGTATATCCGTACCTTTTTCTATCTGTTCCTTTGCAAAGCCTTTGAGCGTTTGATGATGAACAGCTTCTTTTGTGTCGGGAACGATACCTTCAGCTATCAAAACCTTTTTAGCTTTTTCAAACTTGTTATCGCCTCGACCAAATTTAGCCACAACCTCACGCTTTATTAGTTCACCGAAACCGTTTTCGATAAGCCAAGCGTGGGCTTCATCTACGTTCGCTTTACTAATGTGGGCGGTTACAAAGGGTTCAGCTTTTACCCTAGAGCCGTCTGCTAATTTCATCTCTGAAATACCAGCTTCGGCTAAAGCATCAGGAAGATCGTGTTCTTGTACAACACGGAGCTTCTCTTTTTCTGCTTTCAGCGTTTCCTCAAGCGACGCTACGCTTCGCTCAAGATCGAGTTGTTTATTAGCCAACTCAGCTATGCGACGGATTTCACCATCGGTAGCCTCGACTGCTAGGGAATTTATTGCCTCGCCCCCGAGGATGTCATCGAGAAAATTGTCTTTACTCACTTATCTACTCCATAAAGACTAAGATGAAGTGGGAGATATACTTTTTCCTGCCTATCCCACTTGAGCAGGTTTATCTCGCCATCAAGAATATCAGCCGCTATTGCGGTTACGATACCTATCAAGACGGGATCTCCAGCCAGAAGAAGGTAGTCTTCTGGTTTAATGTGTTGTAGCCCTTCTGCCATCTGATCCACTATAAGAGGGTCATCAAATAACATTTGAACCATAGGTGGCATTAGTACCTTTACATCACCCCACTTTTTTGCTGGTGTGAGGTTAAACGTACCTTGCTGAACAAGATATACTGTTGGCATGAATGCCTCCTATTTTTAGCCTATAGTGCTGTGGCTAGTTTTTAAAGTTAAATCACTTGATAAGGCTCGTCATAATCTCATAATATCATATTATATCAAGTAACATCCTGTTTTAATTAATAAACTATCTTATGACTTTATAGATGAGTTTATGAGATAGATAAGCCGTCGTGTGAAAGAATTGCTTTCTGAGAAAAATTCTTTGCTAGATATTCACTATACGAGTCGATGTAACTAATTATTATAGGCATATACTCTTTGTCTAATAAAGACACATCTTCTGCAATTTTATCGCGCACATTAACATACACGTCTGTCAATAACCAGTTACCCATATACATTTGCTCAAGACAGAAAAATAACAATTCTACACGGTCTGCAATTTTTATGTATAGACTTTCACGATCCCAAGAAGGAACTCCTGCATGCTTGGTTTTCCAACCCATAGCTTCTAAAAACTCTTTTTCTCGTTTTTCTAACGCTTCTTCTAATTCAGCATTATCCCATTTTACGTTAGCTGGAATATCTCCAGTTACAACCTCTGGTACATCATGACGAAGGGCGAAGATTATCGCATCACGGGACACGTCTGGAAATAAATCAAGAAGAATCATAACAACGCCCCAAGTATGTGCGGCTACGTTTTGTTCTTCACCATTCATAGGACGAATGTGAAGTCGGCGAATGCGACCCGCCATGCGAATGTTGTAAGTTCGTTCTACAGAAGAATATTTAGTAGTCAACTCTTTATCCCTTTCTTGAGCTTTACTATAGTTATATACTATATTATATAGGTAAAAATTACTAGGAGAAAGTAATGGTTGATTTTACTTTTAAAACAAAACCTTATGATCATCAACTGTCTGCGCTTAAAGCATCTTGCGATAGCGAAGCATTTGCCTTACTTATGGATATGGGAACAGGAAAGTCCAAGGTTTTAGTTGATACGATTACGCATCTAAATCAAAAAGATTTAATTAATTCAGTGCTGATACTTGCGCCTAAAGGTGTTTATAAAAACTGGGTAGAAAAAGAAATACCAGCACATTTACCAGATGAAATTAAATATAAACTTGCATATTGGGCTTCCCCACTTACTAATAAACATAAAGATGCGATTAGAAGCATATGGAAAGTAGATGAAACTTTACACATTTTTGTAATGAATATCGAAGCCCTGTCGAGTGGTAAAGCGGAAGAAGTAGCAACTAAATTTATAAAAACACACGGTGGTAGAACACTGATAACTATAGATGAGTCTACGGTTATTAAGAATCATAAAGCCCGAAGAACGAAAGCCGCTTTACGATTAGCTAAATCATGTGCATATAGAAGAATTCTTACAGGATCTCCAATTACAAAAACCCCGCTAGATTTGTTTGCGCAGTTTCAATTTCTTGGAGAAAAATTATTGGGGTTTAAATCCTATTACGCTTTTTGTACTCGTTATGCAGACATGATAAAACGTAACGCTGGGTCACACCAGTATAATCAAATACTTGGCTTTAGAAACCTTGATGAACTAACTGATTCAATTAAACCTTATTCCTTTCGAGTAACTAAAGAAGAGTGTTTAGACCTTCCCGAAAAAATTTATACGAAACGTGATATTGAATTATCGCCTGAACAAAAGAATGTATATAATCAGATGAAAAAATCTGCTGTTGCTTTACTAGGAGATATGGAGTTAGTCACAGCTAATGCTGTGATTACTCAGTTACTTCGTTTACATCAGATTAGCTGTGGCTTCATCACAACAGACGACGGTAATATAATAGAGTTAGCTAACAGTCGTATGACAGAATTAATGTTAGTATTAGAAGAACTGAACGGTAAAGCGATAATTTGGGCAAACTATCGTCACGATATTATTGCTATTAAAAACGAAATAACCAAGGTCTATGGTTCGAGTGCCGTTGAGACTTATTTTGGAGATACGGATGGTGAACAAAGACAAGAAATTGTTAGACGTTTTCAAGAAGATGATAGTCTAAGGTTCTTCGTAGGACAGCCGCGTACAGGCGGTTATGGCTTAACTCTCACTGCCGCATCTACAGTAATTTATTATAGTAACAGTTACGATCTTGAAGTAAGATTACAATCAGAAGACCGAGCGCATCGCATCGGCCAGAATAATAACGTAACCTACGTTGACTTAATAGCAAGTAAAACTGTAGACGAAAAAATAGTAAGTGCGCTACGTCAAAAGATTAACATCGCAACACAAGTATTGGAAGAAGATTGGAAAAAATGGCTGATTTAGTAGATGAGTTTAAAACTCTTAGAACAAAACATAGGTATTCACAAAGAGAAGTAAGTGACGGTACAGGTGTAGCTGTTATTACAGTATATACTTGGGAAGCTAAACAACGTCAACCTACTCTAGAAAACTTTAATAAAGTGTTAGGTAATATGGGTTATGAGTTAAGTATCAGACCGATCTCATCCGCTGAACGAGACGTTCAGCACGGTTAGTTACTTGTTTATACCAACGTGAATCAACCATTTCATCTGCGGCTTTATTCCAGTCTCTAGCGTCTACCCCTGCTTTCATTCCACGAAACTTACTCAATCTTGGGTAGCCCATATTAAACATCATATTTGCAATAATTTTTTGCACTTCTTCAGGGAGTTCGGAGAAGTCTTTGTACAGTTTTTCACAGTCGGAAAGCACTGTGTGTACATCTTTATCAAAACACTCTGACACTCTATCTTCTGATACAGGAGTTCCGACTTCTGCTCCGCTTTCAGGATCAGAATCCAAAACAAGATGGCCAATACCGAAAGTAGGCAAACCAAGGTGATCGAGATAGATTTCGTACTTGCATCCTTCATCGTCTTCTATTTCTTTACGAAGTTGTTCTAAATTCATTTTGTTAACCCTTTTTGTTTTTCATATGTTCTAAGACCACCAAGTCCGAGCATACCTAAAAGTACAGTCATCAATGTGTCCATATCAAAAGCTGGATAAGGCACAGGCTGATAACCTAGATATGCGGTTACTACATCAGCCACAGGAATAACAAGAAAATGAACAAACAAAGCAAGTCCACACGTCCATCCAACAAAAGGCCTCCATCCAGCTACAAAAATATTTTTACTCTTAGCTTCTTCTGCATTGATAGCTAACTGGCCTTTTGCTAGCTCTTGAGCATGTCGCTCGGCCATTGTAGCAATCTCATGGGCTAACTTATTTTTCTGATCTTTAT